CGGAAAGCTAACCCTTGCTGACCTCAAAACAAGCGTAAAACCTTACAGTAGAAAGTGGCCGAAAGACCTAGAGAAAGGATCGCAAGAATGGCGAGACCTGCTAGGTGGGCATCTTAAATTCAAGAAGACGCTGAAACAGCTCGCAGCTTACGACTTGGGTATTACCCAGACCCTTGGCATGAAGGTCCAGCAGGCGGCAATCTTGGTCTCTACGCCAGTAAGAACGCAGGTATTTAAAATCTCTCGTAAATTTTTGGATAGCTTGCACACTGACTGGTATGCATTGGTTTCTGAGTATTACTCTCAAATCGAACGCTGTGGTGTCTACGATCCGGATCTTATTTAAATGACTAAATATTTTTCCAAAAAATGTCCTAAATGTAATGAAACAAAACCTCCCGAAGAGTTTCACAAAGATCCAAGAAATAAAACAGGCTTAACATCTTGGTGCAATTCATGCAGAAGAGCAAAAAACAAAGAATGGATTAAAAACAATCCTGAAAAAGCAAAACGCTCAAGAAGAAATACAACTCTCAAAAGACTTTATGGAATCACGTTAAAACAATATGAACAAATGTTTGCTGAACAAAACGGCATGTGCGCTATCTGTAAAACAACTGATCCTGGTGGAGTAGGAAAAAAATTTGTAGTTGATCATTGTCATAACACTGACAAAGTGCGGTCTTTGCTATGTGGAAAATGTAACTGTGCAATAGGATTGTTAAATGAAGATCCGCTTCTTTTTGATGCAGCTAAACAATATCTTGAAAGACACGCTTAACGCTGCTATCAAGTGGTGGAAACGCATCTGGTTTGAGGCTAAGCTCAAAGCTCGTCTCGATATGATAGAGCTTGAGAATCGGATTGAGTCTGAGATAGAACGGGAAGAACAACACAAACCAATCTATCGTGAGTATCCGATTGACTCTGTGCTCCAGCCTGGTGAATCCCAAAAGCTAGGTGGGGCCATGGAACTGCGTGCGCCTTGGTACAATGACGAGATACAACCCCAACGGCAAGATGGAGTGCAGGAAGCGTCTCGCATGGCAGATCGCAAGTGAGCGTGCGGTAGTCACCAGGGAGGATGCTGTGGCGCTATATCACAAGATGATGAAAGAATTTGAAGCAATTGATAAGAGGGCTAAATATAAAGAAGCTGAGTCTAATGAGTCTCAACGAACTTAATACATTCTTGGTGGTCCGCATGGTTTGGGCCGCCTAAGATAAAAGAACAACGAACAACTCCCATGTGCACCTACGTCATTGGCGTAGGCGAATGGCTGCAGACCCTTTCAAGCCGCATGAACAGTGCGGTTGATGGGGATCTTTTTGTCCTTCCGTCTACAATGCATCTCCATGCCTACAACATCCTAAAGGAAGGCTCATTCCCCGAGAAAGATCTTAAAGTAGAAATCCTGCAGCAAGCGGAAGTATGACAAGTCAGAACCAGCAAGCACTTAAGCCCGGCGAAATTCGGATTGATCTCATCCCAATTGACTGGCCACTGACTCCACTCGGTGCAAATAAAGATCCTTACATCCAGGGCTGGCAGAACAAACCATTTAGTGTCAAAGAAATTGAAGAGGAGCTAGCAACAGGTGACTGTAAAGCAATTGGCGTACTTGGCGGCCCTGCCTATAACCTTCCTTATGGTTTGGTTTGGGTTGATGTTGACGGACCAAGCGTCTACAAACTCATCGAAGAGATTAGTAGTCTCCCCTTACAAGATGCGCTGCCTCCCACCCTTACCATCTTCAGTGGCAAGATCGGCCGCGAACGCAAACTCTACAAACTAAGCAGGGAAAAGCACAAGCAATTTCTTCGCAACAAGTACATTTGGCACGCTGAAGAAAACAAAGAAAAGCTTGAGATCCTTTGGAAGAAGCACCAGGGTGTGCTGATGGGTCTTCACCCAGAGACAGATGGGTACTACACAGGAGAAGGGCTTGGTTTTGAATGGGCGGACAAGCTGCCTGAACTCCCGGACTGGATCCTGAATGGCATCATCACCAAAAACGCCAAGCAAGGGAAGCCAGCCCAGGAAGTCTCACGCATCGTCGGTGGGAACTTCGTTGTTCAGAGCGTCATCAGCTTGGAGCGAGACATCCAGCTGGCCACTGAAGCCATGTGGGGTATGCCGCCAGAAGCTGCGGATGACTACGACATCTGGATCATGGTCGGTCAGTCGCTCCACAGCCTGGACGAATCGCTGTTGGATCAATGGGATGAATGGTCCAAACAATCCGATAAGTACAAAGATGGTGAGTGCCACAAGCGTTGGCTTTCCTTCAGTAAAAGTGGTGGCCGTGGGATTGGTTCTCTGATCCATACGGCGAAGGAGAACGGTTGGGTTCCGTCTGAGGACTATCGGGCGCTTCCTGTTGATGATGCGACACTAAATGCAATTGCGGAACATCACCCTGAACTTGAGCAAGAGATCTTAGAACACATGGAAAAGCTGGCTGAACTTGAAGCTCCTGCAACGCGTACCCGTCAATCCACTTCAAAGCGGACGGCGTGGCCTCCAGAGAAGACAAAAGAACCAAAAGATGCAAGGGGGCGGAATCAGCCATCAAATGTCATCGCGGATGAGGTACTCAGTATGTATATGGGGAACCTCCTTTTTAGTCAACCGCACAATCAGTTCTTTTTATACAACCCAGCGGAAGGATTATGGTCCAAGATGACCAAAATCGATATGTATGGGACAATCCGCGAGAAGCTGCAAGTACTGACATACTCCGACACATTACCCAGGGGGTTCAATCACAACCTCATGGAGGACATCTATAAACAGCTCCAAGCACTGGTGCCGTTTGATGATTGGTATGACGGATCCGACTACCTTCTCTTTACCAACGGTGTATTGGAAGTAGACACACGTACCCTTCTTCCATTCGATCGGAATCTGCATATGACGCAGCAGATGCCGTACGAATATGACCCATCGGCTACCTGTGAAGAAATCATTAAATGGTTGAAGCACACGCAACATAATTCCTGGAATCGTACCCAGGTGCTTCGGGCATGGCTACGAGCAACGCTGCTTGGTAACTACGAGATCCAGAAGTTTTTAGAGATTGTTGGCCCAGGTAAATCAGGTAAGTCCACCTACGCAAACCTTGCTGTTGCATTGGTTGGAAAGAACAATACCTACTCCACAGACTTTGAAAACATGGAGAAGAACAGGTTTGAAGCAGCGGCCTACATGGGCAAAAAACTTCTTCTGTTCCAAGACGCAGATCGTTGGGGTGGTTCTGTGTCCAGGTTGAAAGCAATCACTGGCAATGATTGGATCCGTTCGGAGCGTAAGTACCAAGGTGATGCGGCAGATCCATTCCAATACCACGGGATGGTTATCATTACTGCCAATGAAGCCATCCAATCCACTGACTACACGTCTGGTCTTGCTCGTCGTCGTCTCACCATTCCTTTTGATCGTCCGTTCACGGGCGGGCAAGCTGAACAAAAAGAACTGATCAAGTTTGACAGCAAAGGTAATCCACAAGGTGAATTTGCTCCGCTGCTGCCAGGACTTGTGAACTGGATTCTGGATATGAGTGCAGATGACATGCGTTCATACCTCATGGAAACTGCACGTCACGTCGACTTTTTCCAAAAATACGAGAAAGAACAAAGTCTGCGTTCCAACCCATTGCTTGACTGGATGAATCAACATATTGTCTTTGATCCAGGGATTCGCGCTGTTATTGGTACGTGTCAGCATGCGCAGGGTTCTGGTAATTATTACAAGAATTGGCAACAATGGCTCTATCCAAGTTACGTCGAGTTCTGCCGTGGTTGCAACGTAGGCTTTGTGGGACGCAGCCGATTTGAGGTCCTGTTCCTTGACATCTGCAAAAACCAGCTAAAATTAAACATCTACGGCAAGAAACAATCGAGGGGGCTTGGGATATTTAATGCTGCAGTCAGGGAGTCAAACCCCACTAAATATGAAGGGTATCCCTCCATCATTGAAGTAGCCTCAGATCCCGATAAATACCGTTATCTATACGGCGTGGATCCAAAAGCATGTACTGGTGCGACAATGGATGAAAACGCATCAGACATGTGAGCAACGGGCGGCATCTCATCCTCGATCTATACGATTGTGATCCAATAATCCTGAATGACTATGAGGAGCTTCAACGACTGCTTGAGGCTTCTCTTGTCATGGCGAAAGCCAACATCCTTCGTATCTTTGGCGAGAAATTTAAGCCGCAAGGGGTAACGCTACTAGCATTGCTATCGGAATCACACGCATCTATTCATACCTGGCCAGAAATTGGCTATTGCGCTATTGATCTCTACACCTGTGGAGATACCACGCAAACGCATCGTGCAGCAGAGTTCTTGAAAGAAAAGCTGAAGGCTAAAACCGCAGAAGAAAAAGAGTTAGTGCGTTCAGTAACGCCCAGCCAAACGACCCTCTAGTTCTTCAATCTTTTTATCTTTTTCTGACTTGATTCCCAGGGTATTTGCTAAAACTCCACCAAGACCCATGCCAGTAATAACACCAATTTCGTCACCTGCAAAACGACCTACGGCACGCCCAACGTGTTCACCCGTAATATCTTTTGGTGTTTTTAATAGAGATTCAAATGCAGCTCCAATGTCAAGATCAAGTCCTGGCACTGTCTTGCCTCTTTGAAGCATTGCCATCTTTGCTATATTGTTGTCCATGTTAGCGGCAGCTTGTACATTGATCAGATTTTCAACTTGGTTGAAACCTTGATTCATTAAATCCTGAACGTTCTTACCCATCTGTTGTCTTTGCTCAGGGGAAAGGTTTTCAAGCATCTCTAACCCTGCGCGTCCCTGACCAGCTGCACCTACAGCGGTGTGATATTTCTTGAAAGTTTCCGCATCTACTCCGTATTTAGCGCCAAAAGCCTGTGGATTTTGCAAAGCTTCGTTTAAAAGCTGTGCCGATGTTTGTTGTTTTAACTCTTGCTTAATTTGACCTTTTGCGTAACGCATTGTTTCAGCAGCTCCGCCAGCCAATGTTTTCTGACCTGCGGTTCTACCAAAGGTTGCTAAAGGTCCTGTTTGACTTTTTAAAGCTTGTGGATGCAATCTTTTCCCAATAGCTGCCCCAATGTTTTTCCCCAGTAAACCAATGCCGATACCGCCGGCAATTCCACCAAGTGTTTGTAAAACAATTTGAGGGGCCGGTGTATCAGAGCCAATTAAACTAAGGCCAGCAGTACCGCCAGCCATAATTCCTTCAATGCTTTCTTGAAACAAATCATTTTGTTGCAAGCGCATAAATTTACCAGCTAGATCGGTTTGGGCCATGTTGTTTAGTTTTTTTTAGTCTACGTCCCTTTAATTTCTGTATAGTGAATCAAGAGTAACTCGATTTAATGAGTAAAAAAACCAAAGTCCTCTGGTGTGGTGACATCGTCGCCATGACCGGTTTCGCTCGGGTCACCGAGAATGTTATCTATCGCCTCAAGGACGATTTTGACATCGTAGTTCTTGGTCACAACTGGTGGGGTGATCCATGTGAACAGCAGAGGGACTTCAAGATTTATCCATCTTCCAATCGTTTCCAAACTGCACCTTTCGGTGAGCAACGCATCCGTGAAGTTGTCGAGCGTGAGCAACCAGATATTGTTTTCACGATCAATGACATGTGGATTATCAATGAACAGTACCGTCAGATCCAAGATCTGCACAAACAGGGCAAGTTTAAATTTGTGGGTTATGCCCCCATGGATTCGTATGGATGGATTGGTTGCTTGTCTGATACTGCCAACGACTGGGATGCCATCATCTCCTACACGGAATTTGGGGCGCACGAATTTGTGAGGGGTGGTATTACCAAACCCATTGCCGTCATTCCACATGGTGTGACACAAGGACAGTTCTACCCCATGGACAAGAAAGAATGTCGTCGCAAACTGGGTCTCCAAGAAGACTTATTTATTGTCTTTAACGGAAACAGGAATCAATTCCGTAAACGGATTGACATTACGATCCAGGGTTTTGCCAAGTTTGCAGTTGATAAGCCAGAAGCACGCCTGTACCTGCACATGGGCCTAAAAGATCAGGGCTGGGATGTGATGGGTGTGTTTGCCAGGGAGATGTCTCGTGTTGGTCTTGATCCCAATGGACGCATCATCATGACGACACAGACGGAAGGGCCGCCGAACGTGTCGGTGGACATGCTCAACACCATCTATAACGCTTGTGATGTTGGTGTCAACACTTGCAAAGGCGAAGGCTGGGGGCTTGTCAACTTTGAACAAGCTTCCTGTGCTGTGGCCCAGGTGGTACCTGACCATACGTCTTGCAAGGAGATCTTTGAAGGCTATGGCGAGCTGATCCGTTGCGACCACGTTGATGTGGATACCAACTACGCAAGGGAAATGCCCTGCCCGTCAGCAGATCACCTTGCTGAAATCCTGGAGGATCTGTACCAGGACCGTACGTATCTGCAGCATGTGGGCGAACGATGCTGGGATCGCGTAACAGACCCTCAATTCTCATGGGACACAGTTGCGTCTCAATTTGGTGGGATCTTTGAGGATGTAATGAACCAAGTGGAGCATGGGGTCCAACCTGAGACCGTTAAGAAACCAGCTAAGAAACGGGAGAAAAACCGAAAGCTGGGGAAGAAGCAACCAGTGTCTGTAGCGTAAAGATTGCTCAGGTAATCCAGGCCTCCACTTCGGTGGGGGCTTTTTTATTGGCGATAAGAGGGTATGTGCAGGAACAATGACGCACTAGCTGCATGTACGTCCTTATAGAGGCTCAAACTACCTGCACATACAGACTTATATACCTAGTATAAGCCGAAGCTCACTTTGTCCAAAGTGGCACACTTATTGAGAAGAGCTCTCAATCTCATGTGAGACAAAACTGAGATACAAGAGAAATTTTGTGCCACTTTTGCAAAAGTGAGCTTTGACTTATATAAGAAATATAAAAAGGTATGTGCAGCTACTTCAGCGTCAGATCTGACGGACTACCTGCATACACCTTGCTATTACGTTCTTATTGGCCTATGCTTGCCTTGTTCAGTCATCTCTGGCTCTATGCCGCGTAACTACCAACCGTTGCCACCCCTCTCATGGCTAGAGGAGAACCTGGAACTCACTCCTGACCATCCTTGTGGCCTCAGGTGGAAGACTTCTGATCGCTACCACGATGTTGGTGAAGTGGCGGGGAAGCGCTATGGCAGCTCACGTTTCTATGTTGTGTCGCTACTTGGGATTCGCTATCCAGTGCACCGTGTCGTGTACTACTTACGTACTGGTGAGGATCCAGGTGATGCCGATGTGCTTCACGACAAGCGCAACAGGGAACGTGACAACCGCCTGGAGCTAAAGCTTTATCGACGCAGGACGCGCCCTGCACCCAAGTACAGACGACGCATTCGTAACGAAGAAGGCGATCTTGTGTACCGAGATCCAGAAATGATCTACGACTTCGTCCAACGCAAACGCAATCCTGAGGCTTGATCCGTGGCAAATTCCATCAAACACGCGACAAAGCTACTGAACCTGGCAAAAACCCTAACATTGATTCCCGTTATTGACGGGATCCATGAGATGCCAGATGAAGAACTCAGGACGCACGGCTACTATCGTGGGTTCTACTGCCAGCATGGTCATCGTATCCGGCATCTAGAGGACCACTGGTGTTATGAGTGTGTGCGTAAGATCCAGAGCAATAACTGTGGGTTTGACGTTAACTATCTCAACAAGAACTACAAGTCACGGATGCTGGAGATCTGGAATCAAATCCCTGTTGGTGAATGGGATGAGTGTTGGGAAGTCCCATGGCTCGGTGGCAAACGTACGCGATTTCCCTCTTACACCATGGCGTTTAACGAGAAGTACAACGGTAATGTCACGATCCACAAGATCATCTACCAGTGTGCCTGGGGTGATGTGGGCAAGCTATTTGTGACACGCACATGTAAAAACAAGCACTGCCTCAATCCTCTCCATTTAGTCTCAAGTTTCAACAGGATGTTTCCACCTCAGGCCATCCATCCGTTTGAACCAGAGTTTGATCCACAGAAAGCAATGCAGCAAGCGCAAAACTTCCTGAAGAACAAACCTGAACCACTCCTAGAGCGGCAGTACAAAAGCACTATTCAACACCCATTAGTGAACAAAAATACCCCCGATTATGATGAAGAGCAGGAGTTGTATTACGGTTCATATGCCCAGGAGTTCACTAAGTCAACCACAAAGAACTCAGAATAACCCCTTAGTTATTGGTACGTTCAACCAAACTGCTCTGCGGTATCTGCATGGAACTCTTGGTGCCCAATGGAAACCAATTGGCCGTGCAGATACAAGTCTTAATTCAAACGGTGGCATTGGCGGGGGTACATTTAATCACTGGTTCCAAATTAATCTTGCTTCTCCCGGCTGGATTATTTTGACCAAGGGACCGCCGCGTCCTCAGTACATTCAGATCTCCGCATACGATCTTAATAAGGTTCCGATCCAGGGCAACTCGGTTTTTGATGCTGACTCCATCTACACAACATCCGATGGAGAAGTGTACATCCCGTATTTAGATACGGTGATGAGCAAACAATCTGACTTGTACAACTCCTTTGAGCGTCTCAGGTTAGACAGAGGAGATGATCGATACTATCCACTAGTAGCAGGAAGCTATCTCATTTGCGTCTCATCAACTCGCAATGAGACACTTGAGTACAACGTAGGCGTTGTCATTGAGTTTCCTATTACAGAAGCGTTCTTCGAACTAGAAGATCTTGATGGTTCAGTTTGTTTACAAGAGACTGAAATCGATGCACCAAGCATTATCAGTCCCGTTGCAACCAATGTCCTTATACCGGTTGGCGCCAATGCTTTTACAGAGACTAGTTGCACAATCAACTCAGGTGTCACCGTAACTGTTTCGGATGGATCCACATGGCTGATCGGTGAACGTATTTCAGCTGGTAGTTTTGATGACTTCAAGATTATTCTTGAAGTTGGGGATGATGCGTATTACGACACAATCCATGACCACTCATTGTCTGAGTGGCAGAATGCATGGACAAGAGAACATCAAGAAACCGAACGCTTCCCTGAGATCTTTGTTCCTCTGACCAACAGACCATGATTAAACAACTCCTGGCTCTGTTCCGTAAGAAAACCCAAAAACATTCCCCGTCTGCTGCGTGGATACGTTACTGTGTAGAGAACCCAGGCGCTCTTGAGTGCCGCATCTACGATCTGTAAATGACCACCCTGGTAGCCAACGTCCCACCAGTCAAGGTGTGGGTCCGCAAGGAATACTTGTACGATCTACAAAAAGGACATGGGGAGTACACACCAGGCTACTGGGTTACTTGCAAATCTCTCAGTGGGCGTGCACTCTATTTTGAAACGTACCTTACGCATTACGGCGCTTTGTATGACAAGTTGCCGATCAGTGCGTTTCTTGAGTGGGATTCAGATCATCCCGATGCACCTCAAACGCCATCTCCTGATCTTGAACTACCAGATCTGCAGTTCTGGAACGGATTTGATGCCGGTTTAACAGTAGTCGAAAAAAATCTCATCTACAACATGGAGATGGAAGTTCATACAAGAAGCGGCAAACGTCTTAAGGGTTCATACTTATTCACCATTGATAACTATCACCCGCATCGCAATGAACCCGACTTTTACTTCTCTGAGTTTCCAGATGAGCACAAGTCGCATAACATCATTGCCTTAGAGAATGGCCAAATTGGTGCGTATCCCAACAATCGCTGCCGGATGACGGATCCGTCCTTGACGCCAGAAACCCTATTGACGCCAGACTTTAAGGTCTCAACCAGGTACTTCGATGTCGAGCACTGCCCGAAGTGGGGTAGGCTTGGTGATCAGGACGATTACTTCTGGGAGACTCCCACAGAAAAACAAAAGTCCAACATCAGTGAAGGAGAACAAAAAGATTGGGAAGCTTTCTTTAAACCGACTGAAGTTTTCGAGTTTGACAAGTAGTGAATCTAGAATGAAAGAAACGGGATACACCCATGGACTTTAACAAGTACATAGAACTGGCACTTGCCATTCATGCCGTAGCATCGATTATTGTTTCAATTACACCCACACCCCACGATGACAAGCTGGTTGGTAAGCTGTACAAGCTTATTGAAACGCTAGCATTGGTCGTGGGTCGTGCCAAGGAGCGCTGATTAATCAGGCAATGCTTGAAACCAGAAGCAAACACCCCCCTGGCTTTCAACCCAATCTCTTGTTTCATATGCGTGCTCTTTTGGTAGGGTCACGCATTTTTTATCGTCGCCAATTTGCCAGCAGATATTAACACGAATCTGTGGCTCTCTATATTTCTTCATCTCAGTAGTCCCAACGGACGCGTGGTTTACCTTCTCTGATTCCAAGATGAATAAATCCTTTGGGTGCACCATAGCCTAGCGAATAAGGCCAGTTTTTATCGCACCAATCCTGCACGGCATAGGTGTCTGCACCTTGAATATAGAAATCAATCGCACCCTTAGATGGCGCACTGTAAGTATGCTCACTGTTCTTAGCGCCGCCGACTTGCGAATTGATGGGTTCCGGACGAGACGCACTGGTGATAATAATTGGCTTGTTACCAAACTGCTTGCGGACTTTTTCCAAAAATAAACACAGCTCTTTTGTTGTGTCGCACTGGTATTGCTTAGTAAACCGCCGCTTTTCTTGATTTAAACAAAGTTCTCCATAGCTGATGTTAGGTGTCACCTTGTATGTAAAGGGGCTCCAGGGATTGAAGTTATTGTTGTGTGGATTGGGATCTTCTTTTTCTCCAATGTTTTGAAGCTGACGATCCATGATTTGAATTAATTTTGTTGCATAATCAGGATCCGTGGCGTAGGATTCCTTAACTAAAAGACGAGCGCATTCATTCCTACTGGTAGCCCGATTGACCCCTTTAAAACGACCAAAGTCTTTGTACCAACGATCAACAAGGTAACAAACACATGTTTGTAGATCAGGAAAATCAAGGAACCCAGCTTTGATTGTGACCCACTGACCGTTGATGAATTCTTGGGTGCTGACTGTAGAGCCAGATCCTTTCAATCCAAAGTAATTATTTTTACCGGAGGTGTGTTGACCCCAGCCTGACTCGAGTGCCCACTGTGCAGCAACACATTCAGGCCATGTGCTACCTGCTGTTTTGGCTGCCGCAAAAACACCATCCCAAGTATTGCCAACTTCTAAAATGAGTTTTGGTTTGTTCCGATATTTCTCAGCAAAAATCTCCAGGATCTCATCACTGAGTTGAGCCTGGAGCCAATTCAACGCATCAATCTGATGCGGTTCTTCGTTAAAAAACCTTGCGGCGTCTGTGAGTTTAATTTCCATATCGACCTAGAGCAATATAAATACTCTAGATCAAGTCAATAAATTACTTTGGATTTACGTAACCAATGCTGTAAGGTAGCGGCGGAAGTGGATCGGGAACTTTCCAGGGTAAACCCAGTTCGTGCGTGGGGTGTAAAAGCTCTTGCAAGCGAGCTTCTATATCAGCTTCTATTGAAGCTACTTGATCTGCACCTAAAGCATAATGCTCATTGTTTATTCTTTAATCGACAGGACAGGAGCAGGCATCAAGCTTTAAGTGCCGCAACTTCGATTTCTAGACTTTCGATTCTACCGATGGCATCTTTCAGGGCGGATGTAAGCACCGCCATAAGATTGCCCTCGGCAATACCAAGGAACTCTTCCTCAGGAGCTAGTTCGTTCCCATCATTATCAGTGACAGCGGGGCGGACGTTTTGCTTGATGATACTGCTAAGCCAAGGCTTGTCGGCGAAAACTGTCTCAACCTCTTGAGCAATAAAGCCGACTTGCGTGCCATCAGGGAAGTTGTGGGCTTCCCGAACAACAACCGTTTCTCCCTCTTCATCAATTCGCGTGATCGGCTCTTGGTGCTTCCAATCAAATGACACGGGGCGAAGTGCTTTGACCAGATCCACGCAGCCATCAAGCGTGGCAACGTTCTCCTTGTACCGCCCATCAGAAGTGGCGATGGTGGCACTCGTGGCAAAGATCTGGCTGTTGACTTGCAGCTTGTATGCGCCGTTGTCAGACGTGTAACCAACCAGCAGCTCGCCTGCGTTGTTGATACGCATGGCTTCAGTTGGCGATGACGCCCCGTCGGCGGTAGTGCTGAACACTAGGCGGCCTGGCATGTCATTAGCGCTAGCGTCGCCGTCTAATTCGGTTTTAATAAGCGCAGCGGTAACTGCGTCCGTGCCGTCAGTGCCTTGAAAATACAAACCCCCCAAAACATCGTTGTTAGAAACAGTATTAACTCCACCCAGTGAATCAGACCTTGTGCGAGTAAAAAAGATATATGCAGATCCTCCACTGCTCGTGCTGTTACCTGCCGTTAAACACAGACTTGACTTGTCAATAGCAGTGGCTGCATCGGAACTTGCTGCCTCAATTTGAACTTGTCCACCACGAGTGCCAGCGATAAGATCCGTACGCGCACTAGGCGTCCCCACTAGGAGGCGGCCGGAGCTGTCGATATTGATGCGCCGGGTGCCACTAGTCGAGATGGCTACTTGGTCTGCACCGGGGCTATAGATGCCGGTGTTGGGGTCACTACTAAAAGAAATACTTGGCAAAGAATTTGTACCAAGTGCAAATACACCTGAAGTTATTGTTGCGACTCCGCCGGTTACGGTAGTAAACGCTGCGGTTGTTCCTGTTATTGTTGCTCCAGAAATTTGTGTACTAAATACACCAGAAACAAAATTAGCTGTTGTGCCCGTAGTAGTAGTTCCCGTTAAAGAGGTAAACGTTCCTGTCGTGTAAATTGCGGTTGTTCCAGAAATTGTTGTTCCCGTCAGCGAAGTAAATGAACCGGTTGTATAAGTTGCTGTCGTACCTTGAGTCGTTGTACCTGTAAGCGAAATAAAAGTTCCGCTAGTAAATGCTGCAGTAGTACCAGTGACAGTGACACCAGAAATTGTTTGTCCTCGGACGATATTTCCTGATATTGTTCCCGTTGCCGTAATATTACCGCTAAAAGATGGGTTTTGTACTAGGCCAGAGACTGAGACACTTTTATCAATGCCGTCATCAGTAAACGTAATAGTATCAATTTTAAGTGTTCCGTAAGTCATCGCATTAATTCCTTTTTACCAAGATGAAATGGCAACGCGCTTCCAGGTGTCTGTAGCAACACATACATAAATGTAATTGCTATCCCAGCAAATCTCTCCTTTTACTCCGGTGTCATTTGCATTTGCAATAGTCTTTTCAACCCCAATTTTTGCGTCAGCATAATACTGATCTAAATATGCTCTGAACTGCGTAAAGGTAATTTTTTTGTTGCGCAGGGTAGGGTCCACCTCAAAGACATGGACTAGCGTCAGTAGATCCTGTTCATCAATATCCGTGCCGTTAATAACAGGGAATTCTGAAATACGTCTGTTAGCGATGACCCTAACCCTTTATTTCTATCTTGTTGTTATTCTAGCTTTCCTTAGCGCATTCTAATCTCGACACGCGGCAAAAAATTTGTTACCATATTCCAAGACCATTGAACTCCTGCAACAATTCCGCAGGAAAGCAGTAGTACAAGCAACACCTCAGCAACGGTCAGATTACGTCGCACATAAACAACTTGTGGTTGCGGCTGAGGAATTTGCTGTTGTTGTGCAGCGGCTTGTTGGATTGCTACTTGCCTGGCACGTGCTTTCAACTCAGCCAACTGCGCGGGTGTGATTTGACCTTCTAAGGAGATCTGCTGGGGCGGTTGCTGAGCTACAGGGACCTGGCTCGGTGGAATTTGTTCTTCCATGTTCGCAAAAGTTTTGCTTACAGATTAGCATCTAAACAAACGGTGTGACGTTATGAAGTACGGTTTACGCAAAAGTCTTGAAGACATTGCGCATGAGCTAAAGGGAATCAAGAACATCCTTGGCTCTATGTGGCACAGTCGTTACAAAGATGGAGAAACGGACGCCACTAATCCCGAAGCTTTTGCCGATGAGTACATCTCGACAGAAGAATGTGGCAGACGCCTGGGCGTCTCTGACCAAACTATCCGCAACTGGATGGCAATTGGTAGGAAGACGCCTGATAAAGGCTGGATCGAAGGCATCCATTACGTCAATGTGTCTCCTGACATTAACCGTAAAGCAGTCATCCGTATCCCTTGGAACAGGCTGATCCAGTCCTTTGCTAAGAACCCAGAAATTGATCTGCGTAATCTCAGGGATCGATACGACCTGTACCAGAAGAAGACGGAGTGCTTGGAATAATGGCACATCGTTTCCAGGGTGTGGACATCCCTTCAATCACGGTTGAAAACCACGAGGAGCTATTGCCCGAATCACTGGTTAACCAGGTAGAAATGTTTCTTCCACCAATTGGTTCATTTGATGATGGTTGTTTGCGCCGCTACCTAGAGAACCTGAAGAACTACGAAGAGGAGGACGCCAATTCAGGTATGACCCTTGCCAATCGATTGCGTCTTGCTTTCCGTGATCTGCAACCAGATACAATCTGCGGCAAGTTCCCACAGGCAGAATTGCCTCTTAAGAGGAGATTGCGTTGTGTTGCCGAATATCTAATACGGTCTGGAGAATTTGATAAAGTACGAGATGACAATGGAAAGCTTGTCAAGAAACGCGGAGTTCTTGGCAAGTTGGTGGTCTTGTATCAACCAACGCCAAAGCTTCTTGAATCACTACACCGCCAGGGATTACTAAAAGATGGATCGTCGTGAAAAGTTAATCGCTTCTGTGATTGGTCCGGATCTGGACGAAACAAAAGCCAAGATGCTTGATGCCACAATCAAGTTAATCCTTGGTGACATGGGTGAGCAGTACTGCAAGATGTGGGAGGTAGAAGGCCCAGGCGTTATGGTGTTCCAGCCTAAGAACAAAGAACGGTCTATGTTCTTCTGGACACTCAAGGAGATTCACGCTGCCCAGGAGGAGTGTGAGCGTGGTAATGACGGAGATCTTGCAGAAACTTTCCGAAGAATCCTGCAGGCTGCACAAAAGATTGATCCAACGGAGAAGGCGGGTTACGTCATCAATGATGACGAGGGTATCCGTTTTCTTGAGATTGATTACAACAAGGCATCAGAATAATGGCAGGCAAAGGAATTCGCGGTGTTGCAGCCCGCAATGAAGGCGCTGAACTGATCTCCAGCAAAGACCTCGTACTTGCAGCCAATGAACTGATGGGTGGCATCGATCTGGATGTCGCTAGCTCAAAAGTTGCTAATGAGTATGTCCAGGCGACAGAGTTTTATACGCCCATGGATGATGGTTTAAATGCTCAGCAGTGGTACGGAAGTTGTTACTTGTTCCCGCCAGCGGGCGCATACTTCTGGGACCAAAAGCACGAGAAGTGGAAGATGACAAGGGCTTCTTCTTTGTCTTTGACCTCTTCACATGCTGTGTGGTTCAGACGAATGTACCATGCGTGGCTCGCAAGAGAGATTAAGCAGGGGCTGTATTTTAGCAACTGCCCTGACATGATTCGTTACGAGCCAAAGATCTTTAAGTTCCCGATGTGCATCCTGAAGACTCCGCCGCACCTGTTCTGCAATAAGAACGGGGAAGTTGAAAAGAAAAGGACGTGCACTTCATTCATTGTCTACTTCCCGCCCCAAGATTGCTCATCTGATGCAGTCGACACATTCCAGAAAATCTATGAAGAACGCGGGCATCTTCTTCTGTAACTCCGATATACTGAAGGACGAATACAAGGGTCTATGAGCGTCCTGGCCGACTGGGAAATCAAAAAACTTGCTGAAGAAGAAGAGATGATTTCACCTTTTGTTGATCATCTGGTCAACAGGGAAGATGGACGCAAGCTCCTGAGTTATGGTCTCAGTTCTTACGGCTATGACATCCGACTCTCTCCCAAGCAATGCCTGATTTTCGGCAAGGTACAGGCAGGAGATTGTGATCCAAAAGACTTTGATCCTGACATCTTGAAGCCTGCTGACCTCCTGGAGGATGAACGTGGACAGTATTTTCTGCTACCGCCGTATGGCTATTGCCTGGGCGTCGCACAAGAACGTTTGAAGCTTCCTCGTGATGTCACCGTCGTTGCCGTAGGTAAATCTACTTATGCACGTTCTGGGATCCTTGTAAATATCACGCCTGCTGAAAGTGGCTGGGAAGGCTACCTAACGCTAGAGATTAGTAATTGCACTGCCCTCTTCAATCGTATTTATGCAAATGAGGGGATCACGCAACTGCTGTTCTATCGGGGTAACCCTTGTCATACCACGTACCAAGATCGGAAGGGTAAGTACCAAGATCAGCCAAACAACGTGGTGTTCTCCCAGGTCTAAAACCCTTTGCCAAATTGGGAAGCAGGTTTACGGGCGTAGCCAACAGCACCGGTGCGCCCACCTGAGTCCCCTGTGCTTGGCAGTTCTACACCACTGATTTCTGCGCGAACTCTTGGTGTTCTTCCACGGACCATTGGTTCGTCGATACTTGCGCGTTGCTTGTAGGCACCAGCAGATTTAGCGGCCCGCATGAATTTGGCGACACGGTTCTGATCGTTGTTTACGGACTCAGCCGATCCACGGGCGTCTTCTGATAAACGACGAAGGTCTGTGTCGTACGCCTGTTCCGGATTGAGATCTGTTACCTCGGCTCCAGAGGTACCAGAATCCACACCTGGATCGTAAGTAGGTCTAAAACGGTTAGCCATCTTATCATTGTAGAAGCAGTAAATCAACTAACCGCCGTGATGCATTCCGCTGCCGGATTTTTAGATTCTTTCGTTCAAGATGAGCTGAAGTGTCGTTGTCTTAGTGAAGAAGATTTCGGCCAACCTCTCGCTAACGAAGAAAATGACGTACCATTGTATGACATGTACAACAGGGGTTTAGTCGCATGCGAGCAGGGACTCGAAAGGAATCCATTGAATCTCGAGGGAACACGGCCCGGAACGACTGGTTTAATCCCGTCGATGGAGGAGGGTTTAGCAATGGGAGCCTCTCCGAAACCGAAAGCACTGGTCCTGGAACTGGAGGAGCCGGACGAGGAGGAACTGATGCTTTCAGCAAAACGACGGGGCTTGATGCGCTAAGTGAATGCCCTGGTGGTGTGTGCCCAGTCCCCTGGGCCACCAAGGAAGAGCCTCCTGTGATTCAGGAAGACAAGGTCAATCATCCATCACACTATACGGATAGCGGTTCAATCGAATGCATCGAGGCAATTGAGGCTCAGCAAACTCTTGAGGAGTTTCGTGGTTACCTAAAAGGCAATTGCGCCAAGTATCTTTGGCGTTGTAATCTTAAAGGGAATCCGAAAGAGGATCTGCAAAAATGCGAGTGGTATTTAAAGAGGCTAATACAAACGTACTAACAACATTCAAGGAAACCTGGAAACCCCTGCCATCAGATTCTCGGTATGAAATCTCCGACTTAGGCAGGGTAAAAAATAAAAAAACAAACAGAATCCTAAAAGGCTCGACGACTCCAACTGGATACAAGGTTTTAGTACTTAGCTACAAAAACAAGAAAAGTAAAGGAGTATATATACACAGAGAGGTAATGGCTGCCTTTGCTGGAGAATGTCCAGTTGGGTTACACGTTTCCCATCTAAATGGAAACAATGCAGACAACCGCCTTTCAAACCTTTGTTACGAAACGCCTCTTGAAAATATCAGGCGCAAAAAAGAACATGGTACACAGACAAGTGGTGAAAACCATGGAACTGCAAAGCTAAATTCTGTACAAGTTTCAGAAATTAGGAATAAACGAAAAAAGGGCTTTAAACTTCTTGAGCTTTCCAAGATGTATGGCGTATCGTTTCAACACATTTCTAGGATCTGCAATGGAGAAAACTGGGCCACCTAAAGTGGCGTGAGCGCCATAAAGGCGGGACAGAATCACTGAAGAAGGCAAGGTGGTACCTGGATCGTCTTATTCAACTGGATAAAATACTTCAGAACGGCTGAAGTTCATCGTCATCATCGTCGTCGTCATAACCACAGGCGGCTGCAAGTTCAGCTAATTCGAGATCGGTTGGATGATCCCAGTCGATCTCGATGTTCTCTGACGCCATGATGTCTTTGATGGCGTACCATTCCATCATGCGTTGGTGGTAGAGATTAAGAAGAGCAAAGCGCAGCTCCTCCCAGGTCATCTCCTCTGATTGCAACTCAGCTTTACGCATAGCGAATTGCAGTTCCAGGGGGAGCTCAAACTCTCTTGGCTCGCTTGAACGCTCCATTCCGCTCTGCATGTACGTATTGCAACTATTTTAAGTGTAGCGTTCCTCTTCGGTATCTACATCATCTAGTTGGAAATCAGGGAATGGGTCCTCGTCTATCTTGAAGGTATTGGCAAACTCCGAGAGGATGTAAGGACTAATGCTTTCTTCCAGGGCACGAATTGCACGTACCTCGTGGGGAGCAGCAGTGTAGTTACGGAAGGCTGTAAGCAAAATCTCTGTTGAAGCCCAGGGATTAGCGTCAACCTCCTGGAGGAACAGATTCATCTCTTCCCTGCGCCGGTCTAAGAGGCCGCCAATGACCTTGTGTTCTTGATCAAATATCCAACGGCCGATTTCTTCTGTGGCGCCAGCAAAGTCTTCAATTTCTAAGCAATCAATGATGCGGCTGTAGAGGAAAGGTTCCCAACCGATGGAATGGATGAAGGACACGAGAGCTTGTCTCATGTAGTCATCCAAACCAAGGTTGAGTTTGATCAGCTGCCCATCGATGACATTGACTTCATGGAACAAATATTCCAGTGCTTTCTCTTGGCTACAACACTGGCCTTGCTTGACGGGAGAACCATCGGGATAAAACTGAGTTCCAAACCCGATGGTGTATGGCTCACCGCCTGAGTGCGGATCTGGGTATGCTTTCTCGCTAAACCCTTCGTATTTACGAATGAGGTTAACAGCGTGCGAAAGATCCGACATGGGAATAACAATTGTTATCCCCAATCATACATACTATTTACATGCCTTGACCACGATAACGTTTTTGCCCCGGCTTTAGTTTAGTGCGCTTAGAGCGGCCTTGTCGCGTTTTCTTAGGCTTAGACTCAATCTGGAGTGCAGTGGACTTGGGTTTTGCCATGCTGGTAAGAAATCAGCCTACGCAGCTTAGCGAGAAACTGAATTTTTGGCACGCCTGTTATTGGCTTGTTCTTTGGGTGTTGCCCAGCGAACATTACCTGGCTCATAATGTCCCAAGTTGTCAATGCGATCTAACGTTGTGCCTTCCGGTCTCACGCCAATTTCATCAATCAGTTGTTGAAGAGACGTAAAACGAAATTCAACATTGACGTAGTAACCTCTATGACCTGTTCTGCAGCGATATTTTGCTTTGTAATAACTAGACCGTGTTCTCAACAAGTCAGGATTATTTTTTACTCCTTTTCCTTTATTTACTGGAATCTGTCCTCTTTTATTACATGAGCGACATTTCCAAATACCCTCTCTCCGAGTGTATTGATCAATGCGTATGCTTCCTTCACACTGACATATTTCACATTTAACAGAAACAAAGCGACTGTTAGCGTTGGCCATTGGGTTTAAGCAACCCAAGTATTATACCACTTGATGCTATTTACCACTTCGTTTTGTGACTCCAGTACCGTGCTGACATTTTGTCAGGGTTAGGATCCTGAGCATTATGTCTTGCGTAATAGGACTTCTTGCGTGCTTTGTCCTTAGCTGTCGTTGGGTTCTTTCCAGCGCCCTTCACGCCCTGCTGGCCAAAACGAATGATCTTTTCCTCACCTCCTTCGCAAGCTTTTACCACATGACTTTTGGTCGGATGACCAGGTGTTTTTTGAGGTTTATTGCAAGCCATCTTATCCTTGGCAATCTTAGAAGCCTTGGCTGCTTTTTTACGTTTATCAGACATTAGCTAAATCCTTTGAAGAGGTTCGTGAATTCACCGAGGATTTTTTGACCAGACTTGGACTTGTAGTCCGTATCTTCATCGTCTTCAAATAGTGTAAAATAACTAGGCGTAGATTTGTCTTTTGTGGTAGTCGTCTTTGAATCCATCTTTTTATCATCAAAGACACTCTCTATCGATACCAGGGCTTCAAACGGATCGGAACTAGAAAGGCCGGAGAACAAACTACTGGCTTGCAAACCCTTAGAAGCCTGGGTCATAAGCTCCATCTCACCTCGATCTACGTCAGTCATAAACTCGTTATAGAACTCATCCTCACTACCCTGGAAGCCTGCGTTCTGAAAGATCTTATAAAGAGAAGAGGCATTCGGATCATCAATCGGAGCCTCGTCTTCTGGACGTTCAATGTAATCAACGCCTAAGCGCTCTTGTGTAGGGGTTAGCTTTTTCTCATTGAGGTACTTAATCGATTCTCTGATTTGCCTGGCGGCACCTGTTTGAAAGGCTTCAATAATGTATTGCTTAACCTCTGCAATACCCATGTCTTTATCACTTAGGCCCAAGGTCTCAAGAAGCTTGTCCCATTCTTCTTTATGCCCTTCTGGACTAATACCCTCAAGAAGCTTGTCGGCATACTCTTCGGGAGTCACGAAATTTAAAAAAACAATGTCTCCGATTTTTAATTTTTCATCAGTAATTTCAGGTAAGATTTTACTGTCGATGTAATCTTCTGCATCTTTAAATGTGATTAAATCTTTGGCTGGATCAAATCCTTCAGCAGCTCCTTTCACTTGATAGTGCAATTTTGCAAATTGATTCTTATCGTTTAAATTAAGGCCATAATAATAAGCCCACTGATTCCAGGTCCAATCGGTCCCTTTTACTTTTTCTGTATCTCCTTTTGTTTTAGCTATGTCCCAATCTTCAGCTAGTTCTTGTTTTTGTCTTTCATATAACTCTACTTTGGGATTATTTTCTACAAAATTGCCTTGTGGATTCCAGTAGAAATCAACATCAAAATTTAAAGCGGAAGTACTCTTGACACCATCCAAATAAGCTTTAGCTCTTACGTTTGCAATGTCACGCAATGAATCAAGAGCGCTCTGTGTTTGAAATACATTCTGTTCATTTTGTTTAACGTCCATGTAACTTACGAATTCGCTCATGGATCGCGAAGTATCGAAACGTGGTTTTAAATAACGATCGATATAATCTTGCGCAAACTCAACATCAATGCTATATGTTACATTTTCATCAAGTGGATCTACAACTTCAATACCATCCTCATAACGGGTCAATAACTGTTCATCAAACCATTTTTGCCAGTTGTAAATAGCATTACTACGGCTTGGTACACCAGTAGCGGCAAACAAGCTTTTCTCTAGACTTTCTTTCTGCTTTGTCGAATCGCCCACCCAACCGAAGATTCCGCCAACACCTGTGTCAGCAAGCAATGAGTTGGCAAGTGATTCATTCACGGTCATGACTTCATCGTAGCCTGGAAGACCAGAATAAAAATCAAACTGCTGTTCTTGAAGCTTAACCTTTTGTAGTTCCAGTGCTGCTTGTTTTAACGAGTCATTGGTTAACGCACCAAACATCTTTTGTTGTTCTTGCTCTTTTTCGCCGAGCACACTAGACAGTTTCCCTTCTAAAATCGTGGTTCCTTTTGACATCTTGATTTTATCCCTTAGTTTTTCAGGGATAAAATCAAGGGTTGGCACTGCTAATATGCCTGCGTCATATTCTTTTTTTTGGTATGAGGGAAGCGAGTCATACCATTCTTTCAATACCTCTGGATCTTGTGCGTCTGCCCAATCTTTTAAATTATCGAAACGATCTGCTAAGCCAAGGACTTGATCCCTGTAACTTTGATAGTCTGCATCAGTCAAATATTCTGTGTAATCTTCTGCTATTTTTGCAGTTTCTGCTGCGTTACCACGGTCTCCCGCTGCCTTGCCTTGAGTCGTGTAGTGCCAGTGCAAATATCCATCTCTTGTGTATCTTCCTGTAATGTCAAGATCAGGCAGATAGTATCCCCCTACATCGACAGAGGATTGAGCATTATTCCATTCACTCAATGCAGTGCTTCCGCCTGCTGTATTTAAACGGTAATAATCGGCATTAAAACCGCCAGTAGGAGGCTGAGCGCCTAATGTTTTGGCATCCCATGCATTAACCTTTGTTTTTTGATAGCCTGCAGAGATGGTATCAATACCATAGTTATTGACTAAATCGTTAAACTTGAGATCCCCTAAGGCGCTCTGCAGGCCTTCCATAAGACTTTTATAGCTTCCCGGCGAAGCATTGTTTACTGACTCGACTAAATTCTGATAAGAACGAAGAGCGCGTGCGCCAATCGTATCGCTACTCGCGATGTAAACCGTGCCATCACTGGCTACCGATAACTTGGCTCCTGGGAGTATGCGATCTTCATAACGTCCATTATTGTCCCAATGAGCCCTGCCCCATTCGTCTTTTGTTTGTGAAGAGGTCCTGGGCAGCTCACGACCTTCTTTTTGACCATGGACACTCCAGTGTGATGCACCCCACTCTGCTTTTGTTTGTGAATAAGTACGTGGAAGTGTGCGCCCTTCACTTGATCCAGTGGAACTCCAGTGTGATGCACCCCAGTCCTTTCGGCTAATTCCTTGTGGTTTTATGTTTTTCTGCCAGTGATCTTCTAAATCCCAATTCGATAAAACATACGACCTGTAGTCTGGTGTACCTGAAGCGGCATAAGCTTGACTAAGATCACTCGAATTATTTACATACGCGTCATAGTCAGGCGTACCAGAATCGATATACGCATCAATAAGGTCACTATATGAATCGACGTAATCGGCGTAGATCCCCATCAGCACTCACCAAAAATAAAAACAGACTCTTGTTTGATCCAGGCTTCAATCCTATCAAGAGTTTTGGTAGAAAAGAAATCTTGTTTTTCAAACCAGGTCCTCATATCCTCTGATCCTTTATGGGCGTTACAGCGCCTGCAACAGGGAAGAAGATTATGCCGATTAGAAGAACCAGATTTAAACCTTGGTACGATGTGATCAAGACTTGTGGCGACATCTCCGCAATAGCCACACTTGTGGTCCCAGGCTTGGTATATACTCTCTCTAAAACGTTTCTTGGCAAGTTTTGGTGTTAATTCAACTAGCAGGGCGAGGGGCTCGTGCTCGTTGCAAAACATGCTTTTCAATTGCCGTTAATTCATTCTAAATTCTCCAAACAGTTACCGGACAAACTAAAGAGATAAAGATATCCTGACAAATCTTGACAGATGATTTCTTTTGTGTACGGTGTATAAGTAGCTACTGCCAGCTCCATGGCCAAACACCCCGGCTGGGTCTCTGCCCAGAAACTCGAAGAACTTCTGGGAATTGACAAGAAGACACTCTTCAAGTACCGCGATGACGGGACCCTAAAGCTTGGGCCTCACTACGCAGCCTTTGCTGAGACGCGCTCCAGGGATAGCTACCGTTGGAACGTAGCAGCAGTACGGAAAACGCTTATGAAAGCTGGTATGATGCCTATGGCTGCCTGAGGGGGCGGCCTCTACGGACGAGGGAGAAGCAGCTCTTGCGCGAGGGCTGCTTTTTTATGGCTTGTAGGGCTTGCCGTCTTTATCAAACATGGTGAAGCCTTGCATGACGATGAAATCTGTTGGCACATTAAACAGCTTTTGCATCATGGGCATCATCATGACGGACTGACAGTTGTACGGTGGTACATCCATCTGAGCCAACGAAAAGCGATTCAAGATAGAAGATTTGATTGACTCCTGTTCTTTTTCTGTTTGTTCGACCAGGCGTTGCTCCCAATCTGTCATATTATCTCTACCAACAGGAAAATCAGATGGTTCTGGCGGGAAGGTGTTATCCGCAAACTTAAGTGCATAGATGTGCTTGCAATATCTCAACTCATCAAGCAATGGTTCCCAGTTATCTGTCAATGCCGTAATTGTGCCTTGATCACTTGAGTAGTCATTAAAGCCAGGCATGCCTTCAGCCCTGGAGCCTTCAATGCCAGGGTTTGATGTATTCCTGGTATAGGTGGCACCAAAATCGGTGTAGATGCCAGGGTTGTCTCTTGTTGCTTTGTTATCAACAACACTGTCCGCTACATCAAAAGGCAGCTGGTAACCAGATGGTGCATAGACCTCCATCATCCTGTTCACCGTTCCAGGTGTCATCGCACTGTTGTCAAGCACGCCATTACGCTTGGTTAGTTCAAAACGTCCTGGCTTGACGTTGGAGACACCGCTTCGTGGGAACAGGCGTTTATTACTCTTCCCAAGATCACGCATGAACGCAAAATCACGTCGCGTAAAGTCCTGGCAAGAACAACAGAACCTCGCACCAGTGATGATATAACGGCCAACGGTAAATGCTACGGGCGACGGTGTCAAGAACTCTTTATCTGGAGTGACTTGCACTGAGCCTGACTTACGTAATGTAAGAACACCCGTAAATGGGTCGGTGGCTGTCAGTACAGCTTGGACGTAACCGTATCGTTTTTGCGTTTGGGGGTCAATCGTATCTCGATCAATGATTGGTCCACCTGGGCTGATGACCCGATCCTCGATCAACTCACTGTTTAATGGAGTCAATCCACCGGGAACACCTGGTATCGCAACATAAAAAGGTGGTGGTAAGGGGTTGCTTGGACTCCAGTTACCTGCGAGTTTTACGTACCAGTTCGTCTCATCCTCTGTGATTGATTCGATGTATAGCTTGTCAGAAGTAACCGGATCCGTAAGCCTATCACTGCGCATAGAGCCGGCATAACGCCAGCCAGCCCAGTGCATGCCCATCTCTTTGTTCTTAGTCGGGAACCCGACAAAGGTACCGGAGATGATGGGAGCAGGATTAGCGACAGAACTTGGCGTTCCCGATGGAACAGGAATCTGATACTGGAAGGGGTACTCGTAGCTGTTGTCGTAGAACGTGGCAGTGGCTAGCTCGTAACCACGTCTCCAACGCGTCCAGGCTGACTCCCTGTTGACAGCGTAAATCGAATCAGGTACTGAGCCACGGGAGAACTCGGTTGTGATCGGACGAACGCCCGCTGGAGCAGCTACGGGTGACTGGTTGAAATTACCAAAAGAGCTTCCACTCTTTCTGGCCATGATCAGAAGAATCCGCCTTGTGCGTACACGTGAGCACCTGGTGTGTAGCCAGAAATGTTGGGACCATCTGGAAACACACCAACGTAAATACGGTCACCACGCTCGAGGTAGATGCCCTTGTTGCGAAGAGGTGCCGTGGTACCTAAGCCATTGGTGTTACCAGCAGCTACGACAGGAGCAGCCAACTGTGGCATCACGTCAGAGCAGTCGACAGTACCACTACTCGCCGGAACCGTTTTGGCAAACAGAATACGGTAATCACCTGATGCAGGCACAGGCACAGTTGTTCCACGCGTCTGGTAGAACACAAAGGTCACTTCTGGCTGGTAACCATAGGTGACACCGTTGTAATCAAAACCAGAAGCAGTGCCACCTGAGTACACAAGCGCAGTATTAACCCCAGTAAGAGTTGTTGCACCGGTATAGGTGTAATAACCGTAACCACTGGCGGGGGCAGTTCCAACAACACCGGTTTCCGCAATGAAAACAACCTGGCCACTGACAAGCGAGATTACTGTTCCAGAGGTTGTGGTGTTAACTGTGTAATCAGCGTTTCGATAGAAATCGTTTCGCGTGATCGTGATTGAATCAACGACACCGCCGTTGTTGTTGTCTTCTTGTAGAGCAGCGTCCATGTCGACAAGGATCGATGGAGCCTGGCCGCCCTGAACAAAAAGAGTATTGGCAGTAGAGCTACCAACCGTTTGGGTCGTGACCCGAACCGAATCGAATAACGGACGGTCAATCAGCAAGGGTTGCTTGTTTGTGGCTGTCGAGCTCAATGTTCTACTGCACTTTTACTGATTCGTTAATTCTAACGTATTTTAACCGTAGGGGTTGTTGTTGAGAAGCAATTGAAAAGGATCAATGGAAGCTGTGGGCGGTTGCAGCAATTGCGACATAAGTTCTTGTTTCAACAGATCTTTTGTCGTCGGCTGTTTTTGTTGAGCACTAAGGACAGCTGACATAAAACCCTGGAACAAACCAGAAGAAGACATGTCTTGTTCTTTTGCTGCACCCTGAGCTTGATCGCCTGATAAAGGCTGCATGCCCTGTTGGTACGTTTTCTGAAGATCTGAATAACTTTTGACAGGTTGTCCGTAATAACTTTTACCTTCCCGCGTAGGTAAAGATGCCCATTCGGGTGCTAAAGCAGCGACAAATTCAGGTGTTAGCCCTTTCTTTTGCAGATAAGAAAGGCCGCCCAATCCCATGGTTCGCTGACGAGCAAGATCGAGCGCAGCAATATCCTGCTCAACCGGGCCAAAAGAACCTAAGCCAAGTTTCTTCTGTTGTTGCTGCCAAGTTCGCGTCAGGAATTGATAAGCACCTGCTGCAGTGCTTCTCCCTTTCATTACCTTGTCCGGATGTTGCTTCAGGTCTGGTGCTAACGAACCACCAAACATGACGCGATACGAGTCCGGCCCACCGCGTTCTGTTCCTTCTGCAAAGCGCAGCATACGAAGCAAACCCTGTGCTTCGGGGGTCTGCCTAAACTTTTCGTAGAAGGAACGATCTGCCATGGGTTTATGCTCCTACCCAATTTGAACTTGCCTTGAGACCAGGAATAAAAACAGCTTGCAGTGCAAAGATAATACCAAGCTTGGTCGTCAGACGTTTAACAAAATTGGGACAAAGGATCATGGTTCTAAAGCAACAACACTGGCCTCCATGAATCATTGATTCGCGTCCAGCAGGTTGGACTTACGCGCTATGCGCCGCCAAGGATATTACTTCTGTGCTTGGTTAAGAAGAGCCTGAAATTTCTTTTCCATCTCTGGATCAATCTGCAGACCTTGTTGGCCGTAGGTGGAAGTTGCACCAAAGGAACTGACGCCCGGAAGGCCTTGAGGTGCGTTAACACCTGGAGGAGGTGTCATCAACATTTGCTGAGGCATCCGATAACCATAACCCTGAGAAGCTGCTTGACCAGCTAAAGAGCCCTGAATAGCATCGTACCCAAATTGACCAGGGCGTACTTTAGCGGCAAGTTGGGGATTGGCTTTAGCCCACATCTGCATACCAATATCTTCTGCAGACTGAACTTGTTCTGGCGTAGCGCCAGGTGCAGCAGCAATCTTACGTGCTGCTTCGTAACGCTGAAGTTCAGGATCTTGTGCAGTAATCTGCGCTACACGAGACTTTTCGGCCTGATATGCACGTTCGGCTGCAGGGGGCTGAGTACGACCAAAGGAAGAGGCACCCCAGCTTGATGGCCTCACTTGATTATTGGCAGGGAGAAAAATGCGGCCTCGTTCGTCCATGTAGCCGCCCAAGCGACCAACCTGTTCAGAATCGATTCCATATGTCCTGCCAGCTTCGGTCATATAAGCACCTGCAGGAAGCTGATCACTACTCAGGGAGGTGAAAGGAGCTTGCCTAGGCTTGGGTTTTAATGTTGAGTTGGGAGCAATGTAAGGAATACGCCCTTGTCCAAGGACGTTTGCCATGTACATAATTTCATTGGTAATACGATTACCAAAAGGATTACCTGGGGCCATAATTACCTCCAAACCTCATGCAAATAAAGACGAGAACCAACGGCTTCCCTGATTAAGAACATTCTAAATCAAGACACGCAAACTCTCCGTAAAAGAGCTTTTTGGCATTCAAGGCTGCTTTTTTAGCTTCTTCTTCTGTTTTAAAATTTCCAACCGTAATTCGTTTACCTTCAAGCGTTACCCTAACTCTATATAATCCTGTGTCTTTTCTTTGTGAATAACCTGCAAATATTTGATTAACCGCATTCTGTGGACGTGTCGCAAGTCTTAAATTGTTCCAGGTATTGTCTTGAGCATTTCTGTTTTTATACTCAACAATAAACTCACCGGGATCTTCTCGTGTCATCAAAACCCAAATGACACGACTTAAGTATAGATCTTTGTATTTATGCGTTATTGTCCACACTAAACGCTTATTGCGTTTCCTTAAATTCCCGACAGGCTTCCCTACTCGTTTGGCGTCTGAATTGCAGCGCATCCTTTTGAGTGTTACAATCCCTGTTTCTGGGTCATACTTGTAATATGCATCTAGCTCTTCGAAAGAAGGTAGTGGATCCCATTGGGAAACCATGATGCCAGCAGCAAAAAGCAACTGTATACTAGCGCCAAAGCTCGTGTAGGTACAGACGTGTACCCACTGAAACGTCGGCAGGTCCTGGAAGACTCTGGATAAACTCAGCACCAGAACGTTCGTAACGGTATCTGGCTTGAAACGGATCCTTGTAGTTGGGAACGTAAAGGATGTTAGCTAAACGGTTGGTTTCATAGAGATAAATCTCGTCCCAAACCTTGAGTGCCTCTTTGGCATTGCTGGATCGGATCGTACGATCCACGTCACCAGCAATGCTTTCAAGGCGGGTAGAAGGTGAAGTAGCAACTTCAGTCTTCTTTTCGGCAGTGTCGCAGCGACCGATCTGAATAACGATCTTGTCGTAGAAGTACGAATCAGGGACCGTGTTCATAGCTTCTTCAAGCCGCGCGAAGTCACCCGCCGGCACAGAAACCGTGAAGTAGCCCAGATGATAACGGACCCTACTCTTATCGAAGTCGCTGAGTTGCACAACCTACTTCCGTATGTTTCTCATTATAAATGTACTGAACTAACCAAGATATGGATTGGGCTGACTCATCAGCAGATCCAGGGGATTTTGCTGAGTTGATGGCTGAAGAAGTTGACCGATTAAGTTACGTTTCATTTTAGTGGCTGCACTTTCTTTTGGTTTACCGGTAAAGCCAGTACCAAGTAAATAACCCAATAAAAACTCCTCTGGATCGACGCTAGAGCCAGAAGGGACTGTGGACGCATCCCCAAAATTTTTACCACGTGTTGTTGAAGAACCCGGTAATTCACTTAAATGAAATGTTTGTAATTCATATGGGCCAGTGCGCAAACTAGAAACGTTACCTGCACCACCACGATTGGCATGGGTTGCAACAGATCCTTGTCCCAAGAAACGCAGTTGAGTTCCTTCTGGCAAGCCATAGTCTTCTCCACCATGCATCCTTCGGTCACCATGGACAGGATGCACGCGCATGCCCATGGGACTTGTAAGTGTTGCTGCTGGATTTAAAACAAAATTGTCAGCTTGCTTTGAGTACAAAGCTTGCCAGTCTTCACTGCCAGGGAGTCGGAATTGAAGGTATTGTCCAATATCAGTACGTGCCTTGGAAAGAGGAAATCGCTTTCCATTCTTCAATACTTCCCAATGCGCATGTGGGGCCGTGGAAGTGCCAGTGGAACCAACACGTCCTAAATATAGCGCAGGTCCTATAGTCATATCTTTTTCTTTTTATTGTAAGACTGAAAAACCCCCGGTTTCCCAGGGGCTTGGTAAGGAGAAGAGTGTAATCAAACCCTGATTAAATTAGCAGCAATCACGGCGTCCCAGTCAACCCTACGGATCTGTCGCAGTTGTTCGAGATTGTTGAACCTTTCACCCGATAAGGACATCTGAAGATCTTTAATCTCTCGGGCTGTTTTCAATCCAAT